TCCTGGGTAATGTCTAAGTCACGGGGGATTTCGAGGACTCCAACAATCTTCCCCGGCCCAGGGCGCTCGACCCTTCTCATTTCTCCACCGCATTCAGGACATTTAATATCCTGGCAGTGTTTCTCGGACTCCACTTTATGACCGCACTTTATGCACTCACACTTAAATGTCTCTGCCTTCTCTGAATCGTGTTCCTCTATCCATTTCTTAGCCTTTGCCATAGTCCAGTTATAGGGGTCTCGCTTGTCAAACATATAGGTGCGGACTTTCTTATCATCACCGCAGTAGAGCGCCTTGATTCCCTCTTTCTTGGAGATGTCTATAGTAGCCGTGACCTTGCACTCCCTAACTGGTATCCGAATCCAGTCATCGGTTTCCTCAGGCTTAGTGATTAAATCCTTCTCCAGCTCATCGCAGAGTTCGCAGACAATGGGGTTATCGGCCTCTTTCGCCCTCACCCCCTGGATAGCTTCCCGGTTGGATGGGACTGTCACCTGACTGACCTCTAATAGTTCAGCCTCTTTATATATCCTAAAAGGCTCCTTATCCCCTTCTCCATCAACCCACTTCTTTGGGATAAAACCGACAGAGAAGGCAGCCATATTCCGAGCCGCCAGCTTGAAAGCCCAGTCAGCCTCCTCATTCCCGTCATTGACGTAATATTTAGGCTTACCGATAAGCCCCTTCTCGGTAACCTCTATGCTAGTAAACTCACCAATTTGCTTTCTTAGGTCGCGGTAATCATGGGAAGATAAAAGGATGGGCCGTTTTCTAAAGGCGGGCAGGCTTTTCTTGAAAGCGGTCGGCTCTATGACCTCCCCATCACGGTCTACCGAGCCAGTTGAGAGGGGAATGAGCATATCAACGATGCCCTCCTCCTCATCTACGGCCTTGACCTCGGCTCTCAGCATCTTATAAATCATGTCAGACATTATTCGCCTCCTTAGACTACGGGAAGCCAGCAGCATCTACAGTTAGGATGTACCGGAATCTTGCCGTGGGCTTCCTCAATCGGATATTCGCCAACCTCCGCCAGACAGTCATCACAGGCGTCCGGCGCAGGATAAAATTCTGCCTTCTCTACCACACCCGAACTTTCATAGCCTGTCAAAGCACCCTCATTCGATGCCATAATCGTCTCTGTGCGGGCTATCATCTTGGCCCTTGAGGTAGAGCAGTAATCAAAGACCGACCTTACCCTCCGTGCTATCTTGGGTATTCCCTCACCCCCCTCAAACCCCTGCTTTAACTGGACGGCTAGAAGTCTGGCCGTTTCCTCCCCCACTTCATCGGCCGCCCAACCTATCTTTGTATCCAGCCACTCTACAGCTTCGGGGTTGACCTGCTTTGACCTGTGTTCGGGTTCGGGGCTGATTAAATCCTCCCCGTCATTGATAGCTTCTTCCAGTTGGGACAATAGAATGGGCTTTGCCAGTTCTTTATAATCTTTCTTAGCCTTACTCTGGCTTATCAGGGGAGTATCGGGCTTCATACCTTCTTTGAGATTGCTTAACGCTTCTTTCTCCTGTTCCCTGAACATTGTTTTTAGTTTTGGAATAAGTGCCCGCTCATAAGATAGGGCTTTAGCGGCGTATATATGCCAGTATGCCTCTTTCTGCTCATCCGTCTTGAATAACTTGGACTTGGGCGACTGCGGAGCCTCGATGGGCTTATTGGCCGGGGTGGGCATCAAATTGAACGGCACAAGGAACACATCTCCACCCGTTACCGGGTCCAATCCCTGCAACTTACGGGATTCGTTAATGGTCATGTAGCCAGACTTGATACCCGATTCGGCCAGCGCCCGCTTTTGCTCTATTGTCTCGGGTACGACCTCATCAAAGTCGAGCTCTACCCCTTTAGCCTGGGGGAACATCGGGAGTAACTGCTCATTTAATTTATTCCTGATCCGGGTCAATCTTGGTTTAATCAACCACCGGGCAAAGACATAATCCCCAGCCTCTGCGTTAGCCCTGTTGACATTCTCGGTAATCCCCATCACAGAGAGGGGCATACCGAATGCAAAGAGCAGGTTTTCCCTCGCCGTCTTGCGGAGCTGGACAAAATCCATATCTTTGATTGTGTTCTGTATCTGCTTATATTTAAGGCCGCCCTCTAAAAGGGCTACCTTGTGAGCTTGAGATAATCCCCGGTATTTTTCTTCCCACTGTTCCTTCAGGCGCTTAAATTCCTCATCTGATAATTTATTTTCGGACTCCAGGACACCATCGGGACGGGCCGAGTTGTAAAAGAAATTCTTATTCCAGACAGCGGCATATCTTTCGGAGTCGAGCTCTACTGCCAGTGGCTTGACAAACCCCACGCCCCCGTAGGGATCAACTGGGTCGGGCATAGTGAAGCGGATAACCTGCTCTTTCGGGAGGGGGACCTTCTCCTCCCCGTTATGGAATATATATCCGGCGATAAAGTCCTTCTTTGACCTGACTATACTCACCTGATGGGGGGGCAGGAGCCAGACCTCGCCCGGGACGCCCAAACCGTTTCTCGGAAAGTAACCGTAGGCCGTACCCGTCAAATCAACGTGGAGTTCAAGCAGCTCCATTATCTCCCCGCCAGTTTGAAATTCGTTTGCCCTGTCCAGAAGTTCGATAATGGGGTGTTCGGCTACCTGGCTTCTCTCGCTCCTGTCCGAGCCCTTATATAACCTCCACTTGACTTCACCGACTGCGGTGGCGATTCTCAGGGCGATACCGAACAGGATATAGCTTGAGGAATAGGCATTAAGGTACTGCTTATTCCCGGACATCTCGGGGGCACTAAGCCAGCCCCCACCCGAAAACGAGGGGCGGTATGATTTTGGCCTGATTAAATCTGCGATTCTATCTAAAATGCTCATAGCCACCTTATATCCGCGAAATTTGATTCCATCTCATAGAAACATAAAGCAAGGGCATCTGCGCGGTCGGGACTCTTAACACCCCTGTGTTTCATTTCCTCTTTGCTCTCCAAGATACGCTGGTCTTGCCTGTTGAGCCCTTTAGGCTTGATATCGGTTACCTGTTTGAGCAGGACCTTATCATCGGGGATTTGAATACTGTCAGTCTTGAACCTGTCGGCCAGCTCAAAGAACATCTCCGCACGTTTGTTGGCGTACCACTTGTCATTATGGGCTTTGCTGCCGAAGGCCACCCCGTTTACTTCGAAGCCCTGCTCATTAAGCCCGTCCACCACCCCGGGGTTATAACCCTCATCCACGTTTACTATGGGCTTCCTCTCAAACTTGTCCTTGACCCAGTTTATCTCGTGGGCTATCTGGCCTATACAGGCCTCGGTCTTGGCTTTCCTCCATGTTTTCCACTGGATGATTTTCCCGCCCTGTCGGATATAGAGGACGCTCTCATCTTCTCCCAATCTGGCAAGGTCACACCCTATCGCGAGAGTATCATCCTTATCGGGTACTATCTTCCTCTGGGTAGCCTTCTCAGCCGACCCGAAGGGGATTAAGCGGTCTCCTTCCCCTGAAGGGAAGTTGCCGAGCACATAGACCTCATATAGAGGAGAGTCCTCACCCCACTCCTTAATCTTGCCATTGACATACTTCTGCGAGATGAGGAAGTCAAAAGCTCCGCTCCCCTCCCCGGTGTAGGCCGGGGTATCAAATGCCGAGACGTGAATAGGGTTGTAGGCCTCGGAGGAGAAAGCGTCGTAAAATTTCCCGATGCCCTGGGTGGGATTGCCTAAAAGTAACAACCTTGTGAAGCCGGCGGCCAAGGGATTGTCTATCGCCCCATAAACGGCGTCCTCTATCCCAGAGGCCTCATCGATTACGACCAGGACGTTCTTATTGTGGAATCCGGTAATCCTCTCGGGCTCATCCGTGGAGAACCCTTTGGCGAACCAGTCGTTGTCAAGGTTTATGTCAAGCTGTGTAACCTCCCCGCCTATGGGTACTTTGGACTTGGCGTGCCTTGACCTGATTTCCCTCCAGAGCTGTTCCTTTACCTGGCGGTGTGACCGAGCCGTAGTCAGGACAGTACAGGGCCTGAAGGCGCACAGGAACCACAAAACTATACAGGCCGAAACGGCAGTCTTACCGGCCGCCGAGCAGGACCGAACCGCAGTCCGCTCATTGTCCCTGACACTCTCGGCTATCTCTATCTGCTTGGACCAGAGATTTACCCCGAGTATGTCCCTGATAAACCCAACCGGGTCAGCCCGCCACCTCCTCACTATCCTGTCAAAATAAGGGGCTTCCGGCCTCTCCATGGAGTTCAATTCGTAGTATCTATCTTCTATATTCTGGACTACCGCGGGGCTGCCTATATCCCTGTGAGAGCGCTCCAGATGCCAATCCAGCCCGCTCTGGGTCTTAAAAGCCTTATTACATTGGGGGCAGATAAACGGTGACGTCTTTAATGACACCAAACGCAATCTCCATAAAATACGAGTTGCGGGTTAGAAGCATACCCTGCTGCCCACTCTATCTCAGCGATTACATACTCTTCGTAATATGTGAATCTAATCATCATTACCCCCTATATGTTGTGGTCTAAACCTTCCTTACCACTAGATGTTGTGGTACATAATTTCAGAAGTTTTTTAGTGCCTGATTTTGGAAGAGGGGGATTCCCTCACCCTCTTCTAAAGCTGTGTAAAATAAAGGGGCATATCCCCTGGTAGGTATACATAACCTCTATAGTGCGACAAGTTTCTAGCTACAATGTGGACACTTAGGCTGGTTAGTGGACTGTGCTGTTAGTTGTCTAGTCTCGGAGCTGTCCACAAGGCCGGCGAGAAAGTTTAATGGTCAAGAAGGGGAGTGAGGAGGGGATAGCCCTAGCCCTCAATCCCTCTCCCTTAAAGTAACCTTATGCCCGAACGCATCCTGATAAGTGACATAGGTTGGTTCGACAACGGGTGGCTCGCCCCCCGCCAAGACTTCAGGCATCGATTCATGTTCTATACAAATGTCGACCGTGTCAGTGAAGGTATTGTATCTAACACCTATTAGTCTCCCCCCATCGATAAAGTCCAAGAACTGTAGGAGCAAGACCGGGTTAATTCTTATAATCCCCTTGTGCATCATCATATCCCCCTTTTATTCCCTTGTTGTGTCCCCCACTCCCCACCCACCCCCTTAACATCATTACCCCTACTTTCCCTTAGTGTCTATCACGGTCACGCATAGCGTTAGGCGCATACGCTGATAATTAACTTCTCCTGCTTGGTCAAATTTAGTCTAGCCTTCATATCCAACCCCCTCTACCCCGTTGCTGCCAACATCTCACCTATATCGGTGAATGTGGGGCCGTTAATCCCATATCTTACATTGTCCGTCTGGTTGTGAACCTTTAATGACTTATGTATTGATTCTAACCCGCTACGCCTGTCTTTGTTTATTAATGTGACCAGGAGAGAGGGTGTGACTTCTCCCCCGCCTGGAAGTACAATCTGTGAACCATGTTGTGAACCCTTACGCCTGTCCCTCATATATTTCCTGTGAACCTCTTTAGTCTGCGGCATCTTCTATCTCCTGAACGACACCCTCCACGGGGTTACTCTCCCTGAATTGCTGCTCTGTCTCATGGGGGTTACGGTACATATCTTGGAGGGTCACTATGAGTTTAGCGGTACGGGCCGGGTCAGCAAATCTCGACAGAACGTCCCTTGCGGCATCTAAGGCTACTTTCCTGTTTTCGGTCTGTTGAAGTGACTGCTTTATCACCCTCATGGCCAGGGGCACAAGGTCTTTACCGTACTGCCTTAATATGCTGTCTCTATGGTCCCACAGCTCGGGTAGTTTCTCCCAGTTATACAATGTCGGGGGAGATACGCCGATAGTAGCCGCAAAGGCATCCTTACTCCGGGGAGAGCGCTCCATAGTGGGCAAGGCCAGCCATTCGGCATATAAGACCTGGTCTGTGGTTAATATTCTGTTGTTTCTTACTGCCGGAAGGGTCATCATTCCCTCAATTCATATAGACTAAATAGGGTTGGTATGCCCAGTATTGGGGTAGGTGAAGCCAGTCCAGACCAAAGACACAGAAAACACTACGCGTGACCGTCCATGTAGAGACTTTTAATTCAGGTAAATCAGAGTAACGCTTCTTCTTTCTGAATAACCACATAATCTACTCCAATAAAAAATGCCCTCACTGATGGAGGGCACACTATATCTAGTGTCCTGTTATTTTGGACACACTCAATCTTTTTAACTATACCCCCATATATTGTGTTTGTCAAGATTTTTTTGTCAAGGGGGTAAATGCTGTAAAAACAAGCACTTAGCTACGCTTCCAGTGACGGCCTCTTAACCACTCCTCATAAGTTAGACCCTTTCTTTTCCGTGTGCTTTGCCATCTCGGCCTCGACCCCGAAGCGCAGTAATAGAGGACTTTATTGATACGGCGCCGGATATAGTCTATATCCAAGTGTCTCTCCCGGGCAATCTCCCCCTCATCCTTCCCTGCAATCTTTTCTTCTACCAGAAAGCCGTCTATCCCACACCTTTTTACGCGGATTTCCAGCTCTGCAATTATTAAACAGGGGTTTTCAAAGGGAGCGCGGTGATTAGCCCGTTTTCCACCTGGTAGTTCAGTATATCCGGACGATACGTT